TACAAGGGTGTTGTTTATAAAGACAATGCTCGTGGAGCATACTTTCTAGAGAAAGGTAATACAGACACTTACAAAAAGATGGTCGAGGAGCAATACAAATGAGTAAGGATATTAACGAAAAGGTAGACGATTTAGAAGCTGCCAAAGAACAATACATGAGCGAAAATACTGTAATCAGCATTGGCGGATACAGTTTCACGCCAGCAAAACTCATGATTGCTGCTGGTATTGTTTCATCAGTACTGGGCGGTCTTTATGGAGTGTTCGAATTCTATAAAGATTACATGGACATGAAGCAACAGATTCAAGAATATGTTGCACCAGACCTATCTGGTATTCAAGAGCGCATGACAAAACTTGAGCAAAAGATTGATGGAGCTGTTGTGCTAGTTGACGAAAGCAATGATATCATTCGCGATGTTCGTACTGATCTAAAGGGTGACATTGATAGCCTACAAGCAGATTTAGATGCTGCCGAAAGACGTAATCGCGAATTGGACAAAGAAGTTCGTACATTTGTGGGTGTGACAGATCGCGACATGTCAGGGCGATTAAGAACGATCGAGCGCGAAACGGACGCTAAATTGAAGGAATTGGAAAAGAAAGTCGACGAAAAAATCCAGAAAGCATGGGAAAATCCGTTGGCTAAATAGGATTATGATAATGGAAACATTATGTCTCCGCAATGAGCCAAAACGATATATCGTGACTTTTCGTAATAGAATTCTTATATTAACTCAAGATCATATGGTCGCGATGAAATATATGGAATTTGTAAAAATTGCGAAAAACGTAATAGGAGAATAAAATGAGTCTATTAACAGGTCTACGTTCAATGGTCGCTGATGGTGCAGATGGTTCCATCTCATCTAAGCGTGTTATCACTACATTAGCAACTGTATTGGTTGCTCTTGCATTTCTGTTAAATTTATTTGCAGGAATGACTGTTGATAAAAATATGTATGATTCGATGATGATGATTGTGATCGCTGGTTTAGGTACTACTGTTGTTGAAAAGTTCGCTAAAAAATAATCTTATATTAGGAGTTTAAAATGGGTACATTAATTGTTGTATTGCTACTTGCTGTTGCTGGTTGGGTTGTTTGGAAATTATTAAAAGATTCAGACAAAAATGATGATGGTAAAGTCGACATTAAGGATGTCGTTCTTGCTGCAAAAGAAGTTGTTGCTGAAACAAAGGATGAAGCAGTCAAGGTAGTCGAGAAAGTCAAGAAGGCACGTAAACCAAAGGCACCAAAGTAATGAAGTACGCAAGATTTGTTGCGCTACTCATCGTTGGGTATGTCTGTGGTCTTTTTGTTGGAGACGCAATCGCCAATCCTTATGACTATAAAATCATCAGGGTTGCTGATGGTGACACTGTAGTCTTTGAAGCACCATTCATGCCACCACCACTCAAGCCGCAATTAAGTTTGCGTGTTCTTGGTGTTGATACACCAGAAAAGGGTGGTCGTGCTGCATGTCCATCTGAAGCAGCTGCTGCCGAAAAGGCAAGTGCGTTTACAAAGAACGCAGTTGCAAATGCTAAGAAGATTCAAATTGAATTGAAAGAGCATGACAAATTCGGTGGTCGCGTCCTCGGTGACATGATCATTGACGGTCAGCGTTTATCTGAACTTTTGATTAAAAATGGTCACGCACGTGCATACCTCGGTGAGAAGAAAGCAAGTTGGTGTAAATGATGTTTATCTTTTCGCAAGCAGCAATTCCGTTTATTTGGATATTGAGATTACTTGCTGAATTGTTTAGACATATTTCTCTTGGATGTTTTTGGTTATATGAAAAACTACTGGGTGCTAGCATCTGGTTGAATGATATAACTGAAGCGGAAGTTTGGCCAAAGGATTAAATTTATGCTTATACCATTACCATACAAGATACTCGCAGTAGTTCTTGTAGTCGGCGGTGCATTTGGTGCTGGCTACAAGAAAGGTACTGCTCAAGGCGAAGTGATGATTCAACAGGCTGCAAATGAAGCAGAGCAGTTGAAGATTGAACTTGAAAAAGAACAAGCCAATATCAAAGAGCGTGTTGTGACTGAGTATGTTGACAAGATTAAGGTTGTCACTCAGAGAGAAACAATCTATCGCGACGCAGCAGAGAAGTCAGTTCCTGGTAAATTCAACCTTACGAATGGTTGGGTTTACTTACATGACACAAGCGTCAAAGGCGAAGAACTGAATCCTGAAATGACAACAGATGATACTGATTCTGTCGTAAAGGATAATCAGGCTCTTGGTACTGTACTAGCAAATTATTCTATTTGTCTACAGAACTCGCAGCAACTTGTTTCTTTACAGTCTTGGATTCTTGAAACGCAAGCATCAATAGACAAACAAAACGCAGATCGTGGTTTAGATATTAAACTTCCTGACATGCCTTGGAAGAAGGGGGAGGCTGCTAAATGAAATATGTTGTAGCACTTTCTTTTTTATTGCTTGCTGGTTGCGGCAATCCTTTGACACGATTAGTTCCAAAAATTGAAATGCCTGCGCCACCTGCAGATTTAATGAAAGCACCAAAACCACTCAAGACAATTATCCCATCAACAACGGAAACTCCTAAAGATGTCCCACCTAAATGAAGTAGGTTATGGATATTTTCAGCATTTATATCGTGCGTGGAAAATTGCGTTTATTCTTTTGATTCATGGCTTATTTCCTAATGTTTGGAAAACGAAAGCAAGTGATATGCTATGTAAAGAAAGACTTGGAGATGATGCGACTCGCGCTTATTTGTTAAAACATATGTATGGCATTGAAGAAAAAAAAGATACCATGTATGATGACATGAAGAACTGGGAATATCCTTGGACAAAAAAAGATGAAGAAGAAATGCCAAGTTTCTGGGAGAGAAGGTCAGACAGAGCTCTGGCAATTCTTCAGTCTAAGAAAGAATGAACCCAGTTCTCGTTCTAGAGAACCAATCCCCTGAACAAATAGCATATCTCGGAACTTGGTTAAAAAATAATAATATTCCTTATGAAGTGCATAATGCAGCAATTCATAAACAATTTCCAGAATCAATAAATCCATATTCAGCGTTGGCAGTGATGGGTGGATATATGAGCGCAAATGATCCACTGCCAACAAATCGTCAAGCTGAGATATTAATTCTACAAGCAATGAATAATGACATTCCAGTGATTGGACATTGCTTGGGTGGGCAATTAATGGCAAAAGCATTAGGTGCAAAAATTGTTGCATCACCAAAACCTGAAATTGGTTGGATGCCAATAGAATACACTGATGATTCAGAAGTAAAGGATTGGTTTGGTGAAAACCCAACTAATAAAGTTATGCATTGGCATTATGAATCATTCGAATTGCCGCATGGCGCAAAACTATTAGCAACAAGTCCATATTGTCACAATCAAGCATTTAGTTTCGGTATTCATCTTGCAATGCAATTTCATATAGAAGTAGATGAACATAAGATTAATTTTTGGGCTTCTGATGATGAAGAAGAATGGAAATTGAATCGTGGACTGCACGAATCAGTTCAAGATGGATTAGAAATGATGAATGGTATTGACTCATACATGAACAAACATAAAAAAACTGCAGATGCAATTTATTCCAAATGGCTAAAATTGGTCTTGAATAAATAATAGATGAAAACATTCAAACTATTCGTAGAAGATTGGAGCAACAAATACAGGAAAAGTATTGACTGCTCAAACCCAAAGGGTTTTTCGCAAAAAGCGCATTGTCGTGCAAGAAAACTTCGCCGCGCTGGAATCACAACAAAGAGTAAACCAGTGCAATGATTGACTTTGAAGCCAGATTAGGTAAAATAGAGACTGAGGTCGCTGCAATGCGAGAGAAGGTTTCCTTCTTTACAGTCATCTACGAAAAGTTTGACAAGACTCTTGAGAAATTTGATGAGCGTCAAAACGATGATCGCAAAGAATTGCAGTCAATGATGGATGAATTGCGAGTTGATTTGTTGCAAGAAATAAAATTAATGCGTGAAGAAGCAGCATCTCAACATGCAGCACAGCAAAAGAAGATTGATGAACTCAACAAATGGCGTTGGGTTGTGATGGGTGGTGCAGTTGTTGTTGGTTGGATTTTATCCAAATTAGGGTTGCCTTTTGAAATCAAATAGTATATAATGATTAATCCGTTGGTGAATATTTTTATAGCATGTCAATTTATATTGAACGCAAATTTTTGGGCTTTATATCATCAAAGTTAGAACAGTATAAGCAAAAGAATACTGATCTATACAACTTTAGATGCCCCTATTGCGGCGATTCGCAAAAGAACAAATTAAAGGCGAGAGGCTATGTATATCGCAAGTCCAATGACTACTTCTTCATATGCCACAATTGCGGCAAGTCTACGACGTTTGCGAAATTCCTGGAGCACGTCGATGGTACATCCTATAAGCAGTACATCTTGGAACGATATGCAACTGGTGAAACAGGACACCAGCCTTATAAAAAGCCAGACTTCTCAGAACTCAAAGGAAACGCCTGGAGCAGATTCCAGTCTACTGGTACAGAGTCCAGAGGAGATTCAGCGCAGACTGAAAGCCTGGAAAGAACTTGGCGAGCGTTTGCACATTATAGCATAAAAAATCTTCCTGACGAGCACTATGCTCGTGCCTATATAAAAAACAGGAAGATTCCTGAGCGATTCTGGGACGAGATTCTATTCGTTCCTCAGTTCAGAGAATTCCTTGACGAAGAATTCCCAAATCACGGTAAAGACGAGGTTCCCAACGACGATCGTGTAGTTCTCCTTTATACTAACGAAAAAGGAGAGATTACAAACGTCGCAGGGAGAGCACTGTCTGACACCAAGATTCGATACGTTACGGTGAAGGTGGCGGATGAGAAAAAAATATTCGGTTTGCACAGATTGCAAACTCAAAATAAAATCTACGTCTTGGAAGGACAATTTGATTCTTTCTTTGTTGACAATTCCGTTGCCAGTGGCGATAGTAATTTGGGCAGCGTGGCAGCAATATTTCCAGAGTTAGATGTAACTCTTGTTTATGATAATGAACCGCGCAATAAAGATATTGTAAAACAAATTGAAAAGTCTATAGATAAAGGATATAAAGTTTGTTTGTTTCCCGAAAGTGTAAAAGGAAAAGATGTAAACGAAATGATACAGAATGGCTTTACTTCTGAAGAAATTAAGAGTATTATAGATTCTAATACATTCAGTGGTTTGACCGCCAAACTGAGATTCACGCATTGGAAGAGGTGCTAGTATGAGTACACTAGACGAAGAAGGCTTTGAAGTAATCAAACATCCAATTAAAAAGGTTCGGCTACAATTTCATAGCGGACTTTGGTATGTTGAGTATCAGCGACCAGCAAAATATTTTATTGATGGTTGGTGGTGGTTTGATGACAGCACGCATCCAGAATATGCAGATGCATTCAAGAGAGCAAATGAACTTGCGAATGCTGGCGGTACAAAGGAAGTTCGTCGTAAAGAATTAACATTTGATGTTGGAGTTTAGTAGTGAAAGTTAAATTAGTATCATATAGTAAACCAGTTCTCGAGGGATTGGACACACCAACGGACCTTGTGGCTTATTGCGCAAGAGTGTCCAATCCCTCTAATCAAATCAACTCTGATACAGCAGAGAAGTTGATCAAATATTTGATTAAGCATCAGCATTGGAGTCCACTTGAAATGGCGACAATGTGTCTTGAAATTGAAACAACTCGCGACATCGCACGACAAATTCTTCGTCATCGCAGTTTTTCGTTTCAAGAATTCTCGCAGCGTTATGCAGACCCAACGCAAGATTTAGAATTTGTAACAAGACAAGCAAGATTACAAGATCCTAAGAATCGTCAGAACTCGATTGCTGATGGTGTTGATATAATGCTTCAATACGAATGGGACAAACGTCAGAGAGATTTTATTGATCAATCTCGTGCGCTCTATGAATGGGCAATTCGTAATGGTATTGCTAAAGAACAGGCTCGAGCAGTTCTTCCTGAGGGATTGACTATGTCAAGAATGTACATGAGTGGGACATTAAGATCTTGGATTCACTATATACAACTCCGAAGCGGTAATGGCACTCAATTAGAACACATGGATATTGCGAAAGAGTGCGCAAAGGTAATCGCTGAGGTGTTTCCTCTTTCAACACAATTTATTGCGGTGGAATAATGAAAAAAGTATTAAAATTTCAAGCATCATGGTGCGGACCATGTAAAATGTTATCTAAAACACTATCTCAAGTGAATACAGATATCGAGATTGAAGAAGTTGATATTGATGCGAATGCAGAACTTACTTCCCAATATCGTATACGAGGTGTTCCCACAGTTGTAATGTTAGAAAATAATGTTGAAGTAAAAAGATTTGTTGGCGTTAAAAGTAAAGACGAAATAGAGAATTGGCTGAATGTATGATATTTCAAAATGTAGTAGATGATGAGGGAGAAATTTACCAAGAAAAATTCGTAGAATCTGGAACAGTTTATCAAATTGGAGCCGATAGCGGATTCCAATTTAAATCAAACTCTTACAGAGGTGAATTTTATTTTGAATTATCTAAATTATTAAAAAACTTTGACGATTATTTGTTTTGCGAATATGATTCAGATGATTTCAACATACCTGCTGTTCGATTTCATGATCACAAAAATAAAGTATTGATGTGGAGAGCAGGGGAAAAGAAACTACATCAAATAAAAGAAGTAAAACAATACTTCACACATGTTTTTGCGAATTATTATTGGGATGAAGATGGTGTTACATCCATTCCACTTGGATATAATAATTATTTTGACAAAAATGAAGTTCCTGTAAATGAAAGAAACTACGATATATCATTTATTGGTGCATTGAATAATCATAGAATTCCTGTAGTATCAGAAATAACTGGTATACATAGATATTTGATATCATATGGTTTGTATAAAAGTCCTGAAAAGACTTTAAGGTTTTTAAACAATTTTTGTGATTGGACAAAAAAAAGTCAAGGGAAATATTTCTTTACATGGGAATTTAATACTGGAATATCAAGCGAAGATTATTGTAATATTTTGTTGCATAGTAAGATAGCACTTGCACCAAAAGGATGGATCAATACTGAAACATTTAGAATGTACGAAGCGATGAAATATGGTTGTGTTGTTATTACAAACAAATTACCAGAAAGAAAGTATTATAAAAATATCCCAATTATACAAGTGGACGACTGGAAAGATGGGTTTAGAATGATTCGTCATATATTAAATAATAAACAAATTATGAGCGAGTTAAGTTTAAAACACAAAATATTTTATGATGAGTATTTGTCACCAAAAGCAACAGCAAAAATCGTGGCGAATAAACTACAGAACACAAAATTAAAATAAGGAGCAGAAGATGACGACCAGACTTCCAAGCATCTATCAAGATTTTATTCACATTTCTCGTTATGCACGTTTTAATGACGATCTAGGTCGTCGCGAGACATGGGATGAAACGGTAGATCGCTATATCAACTATTTCAAAGAGAAAACAAACAATAATAAAAAAGTTCCTTGGGATGAGTTGCGTGCAGCAATCTTAAATCTTGAAGTCATGCCTTCAATGCGTTGCTTGATGACGGCTGGTCCTGCTTTGGAAAAAGATCAAGTGGCTGGATATAATTGCTCCTATGTCGCCATTGATAACGTCAAAGCATTTGATGAGATTATGTATGTGCTTATGTGCGGAACAGGCGTCGGCTTTTCTGTAGAGTCAAAGTATACAAATAAACTTCCTGAAGTGCCAGAGGAATTACATTATACAGATACAACAATTGTTGTTGCTGATAGTAAGATTGGTTGGGCATCAGCATATCGCGAAATTCTTTCGCTGCTTTACACTGGAAAAATTCCAAAATGGGATGTAAGCAAAGTTCGCCCTGCAGGTGAACGCCTCAAAACTTTTGGTGGTCGTGCGAGTGGACCAGAACCATTAGTTGATCTTTTTAAATTCACTCTCA